ATGTCAGTATCTAAACGTAACGGAAAGTGGTACATACAAGGCAATATTAAAAGAGAAGACGGAACTTATTATAGGTATACAAAATTAGCTAGAGGATGTAAATACGTTAATGAAGCGCGAGAATACGAAACAGAGTTTGTAAAACAATGGCAAGCTATCCAAGTGGCAAAATACAATAAGACATTTGCTGAACTGGCAGAAGAATATCTTGCACAAGCTGTCAACGTTAAAGCTGTGACCATCCGGACAGACCAGGATATCATAGATAAATGCAATAAAGTTTTTGGAAAAAAGAAAATAAATCTATTCAATAAAGAGTACCTGCAAAGATTTATAAAAGGGCTTGAAGATAAGTACAGTAAGTCGTATGTATCGAAGTATTACTATACCATAAATAAAATATTTAAGTATGCTGTGGATGAGGATTATATCGTTATAAATCCTATGACAAAAGTACGTAGATCGGCATTTAAAGACGAAGTGAAAAAAGAAATGCTATTTTGGGAACCGTCTGAATTTGAGACATTTATACGCTATGTAAAAAATCCAGAAATGCAACGCTTTTATGTCTTTTTGTATTATATGGGAACACGTAAGGGTGAAGCTCAGGCATTACAATGGAAGGATATAGATTTTGATAAAAACACGATTAGAATTTACAAAACAGTGACAAACAAAATAAAGGGCAAAGCGTGGGAAATTACAAGTCCTAAGACACAAAATAGTATGCGTACTATAATTATGCCAGATATCGTAAAAACTGCTATGATAGAGCAGAAAACGTATTGTGAGAGGCTTTTTGGATATAACGCCGAATGCTTTGTATTTGGTTTTGATAGACCGCTTCCAGCCGAGACGATTCGCAAAAATCTTATTCGTGGAGTGGAGTCTGCAAATGCAGCCGGAAATACACTGCGCCTTATACGTGTGCATGATTTTCGCCATTCTCATGTATCGTACTTGATCAACAATAAAGCTGACCAATACTCTGATTATGAGATAGCACAGAGATTGGGGGACACCGTTGAAACCATCAGAAAAACATATGCACACCTATTTAAAGACGCTGACAGAAAGATTATTGAATTTATGAACAAAGACACCAGTAAGGTTGAAACAGTGCCAGAACAGCCTAAAACGAGTAAATACAATGAACTTAAGGAGCTTAAAGAGTTGCTTGATATAGGAATCATAACGAATGAGGAGTTTGCCACAAAAAAGAAACAACTGCTAGGCATATAAAAAAACCGCTATAAATCAGCGGCTTTTTAATTTACTATTTTACGGAAATCTCAAAAGTGAAATTGTCTCCATCTAGCTCGTAGTTTTCAGACTGTCCTTCACACGTGAATTTAAAGTCTTTATTCTTTATAGCTTTAAATGCAATCACACCTTCTTCTTTTACACCGGACGGAATATCACTTTCTATTTCATCATAGCCAGCTTCATAATTGGTTTCTTCGGTATACTGCTTATTCCCTTGTATAATTTTACTATTAAATGTATAGAAAGAATACGCGGCACCTGACTGATTATCGACAGAAAGGAAAACCCTTGTTTCATTATCAGCTAATTCAATTTTTGAAATTTTAATTTTAACACCATTGCTTTCTTGTGTTTGGTCAACTTTTATCGTTTTATTTGTTGGTGATGACACATCCTGATACGATGTTTTTTCAATTTTCTCGGCTCTGATTTGCGGTGCAGTAATTGTGCCACCCATCATGTTTTCGCCTTCGAACTCATCTTCGACAAGACCAGTCACTTTTATGTAATCATCCTCACCAATATCTCCGACCATATCTTTTGTACCTATGACAATAGTGTTATGATTGTTGTTTTTAGAGTCTTGCCACATCTGCAATGCCACATTATCCCCTGAGGTTTCCGGCGTCGTGAATACCTTTCCGCTTAATGTGACATACTTTCCGATAAAATCTTTTGGTGAAGAGTATAAGTCCGATATCTGATTCTCGTCAAGAAACACTTTCTCCTCAGTTTTATCACTCACATCACTTTGACCTTCATCACTGCTTTTATCCCCACAAGCTACTAAAGACAGCGAGAGCATTCCGGCACACATCATACAAAACAGTTTTTTCATTTTCATTTTCCCTCCATACTGTTGTTTATTATATTATATCACTTAAAAATGAATTACAAAATACTTACTTGCATATAATATTATAGTGAAATTACTAATATATGAACGGCGTATAGAAAAAGAGAAGACTCTGCGCGATTTGTCAAAACTAACTGGCATTACTAAAAGCACCTTAAACAACTACGAAAACGGAAAAACATCACCTACTATACACCAACTTGAAAAAATAGCGGAGGCGTTACATATAAAAATAACAGACTTGTTTGAGTCTGATTTTAAATAGGGTATCTGTCCAATTTATTGGACATCTACAGAAATAATTGGCAGCGTTACCAATTTTATATTTTTTGCGATATAATATAGCTATAGAAAATATTACCAATTTTATAGGAGGATAAAGATCATGGAAACAGAAGATTTTTACATAAGGCATATCGTAAAAATGGTGAGGGGAGTGAAATCGTTAAAAGTATTGAGAGAATTGTATTATGAACTACTATGGATAAAATTGAATCAGTAATAAAAAAAGACAAGGAAAATCACTCCTTGCCTTCTTTTTGCAGATTTTCTGCCAACGTTGTGAGAAAATTTTCGATTGCTTCTTTTTCATCATCCGGCGCTTCCAGATAGGTTTTCAAAACCATCTGGCTTTTTTTGTTCAGATTGTACTGCTCTGATAACTTCTCCATCAGTGTGCTCGGCAATCGCATGAACATGTCGACGTCTGCGCCCTCAGTGAGCCAGAAGTAATCGACGTTAAACTCTTTGCAAATCAATTTGATGATAGGTTCTTTTACTGCAACACCACGTTCGTAAGCTGCAATAGCATCTCTTGTTGCACCTATTTTTTCACCAAACTCACTTTGCGTAAGTCCTAGCGTTTTCCGAAGTAACTTTATTCTCTCTTTCATATAGCCTCCTTTCCATATTCTGATTATATCAGTTTAGTTATGTGATTGCAAGCACAAAAAAATCTATATAATGTGTTGACATTACCAAATTGATGATATATAATGTGCTTGTAATCACAAAGGAGGTGATTAAATGACAGCAAATGAATACCTTGAAATCGTCAAGCAGAATGGTAACGAACGAGTATGCAAGCTGATTAAATTTTTGCAGGACAACGGATATGATTACTCGGAATTTGATATCGCCATGCTTTTAAATGGCCAAATCCGGCGAGAAGTCGCAAATTGCAGAACGCCTACGCATGGAAAAGCATGCTAGAAAGGAGGGAAGTTATGCACGAGTTAATAAAGATTCAACGCGATAATGACCGTATAACGGTACTGGCAAGAGATTTACATGGATTCTTGGAGATCGAAAGTAATTTCACAACATGGTTCAGACGTATGTGCGAATATGGATTTGAGGAAGCAAAAGACTTTGTTCCATTTTTGGAAGAAAGTACAGGAGGCCGACCAGCTACTGATTATCAGATTACTATTGAAATGGCGAAAGAAATCGCCATGATTCAGCGTAACGAAAAAGGCAAACAGGCAAGACAGTATTTCATTCAACTGGAAAATGACTGGAACAGTCCACAGAAAGTCATGGCAAGAGCATTGCAGATGTCACAAAGAGAATTACAAACACTGCGTATAGAAAATGAAGAAATGAAGCCTAAGGCATTATTTGCTGATGCAGTATCAACAAGTCATGACAGCATTCTCATAGGACAGTTGGCAAAGCTCATTAAACAAAATGGATGCGATATCGGGCAAAACAGGTTATTTACATGGATGCGAGAAAACGAGTATCTCTGTACCAAAGGAGATAACTACAATATGCCGACACAAAAAGCAATGGAACGAGGACTGTTTGAAATCAAAGAGCGGACAGTCAACAATCCAGACGGAAGTGTTAGAACAACACGAACCACAAAAGTAACGGGAAAAGGACAGATTTATTTTGTGAATAAATTCTGCATACATAAGGGGTGATATTATGCCTATCGCAAGATTTGTAACAGCGAAGGATATTCAGCGTATTCACAATGAGCGAAATCCAGATAATCCGATTGGATATGGTATGGCTTGTACGATAAAACAAACATGCCGTGAGAAATATGAAAAAGAGTTCGGAAAAGTTAAGCTATACGACGAACGTAGGATACCTCTCTCGTGGTATGAGGCATATTACAGTGAGGATGTGTTTGATCCTCGGAAGAAACGCAAGCAGGAAAGGACTACTCTATGAGAAAAAGAGTATTAAAAAAGATGCTCCATAGACTTGGCGGTCAGAGCATCTAAACCACGAACCCTTATAAAAAGATTCATCTTTATTATAAGGGATGTAAAGTGAAAAAGCAAGGGAGTGAATTAAAATGGAAGCAATCAAAGAATTACTATTTTGGTGGATGTTATTAGACAATATCGCTTTAGTACTTATAAAAAGTTGGAGAAAAGAACGAATAGATCAGTTAAAAACTTTGGATACAAAAGATTGAATATATGCATTTACTTGAGCAATCAATTTCATAAAACCACCCTTTCTTTATTACACATAATCATGAAAAGAGGGATAAATTGTCAAAAGAAACACCGTATATCTTTGCCAAAAATCAAGTACGGATGATACTCCGTAAGGGCAAGGATAACGCAATATCCAGACCGATGTTAAAACAAATAACCGGTATGGATGATCGCACAAACAGATTAATCATCGAAGACCTGCGCCGCGAAGGAATACCAGTCATGTCCTCATCGTCAGATAAAGGATATTGGTTACCGCAAACAGTGTCAGAGGTAGAACACTACATAAATGAAAATCGCCATCGCGCAAGGGAAATTAACCTCATGGCACAGAGAGCAGAAGTGTGGCTGAGAGAACATGCAGATGAGCTGGAGGACTGATGATGTGGGAATACATAGTAATCGGTCATGCAGTATTAACAATATACCTGGTTATCAGTATGTACAACACGCTGTGCATGGGAGTTATATGCGACCCGGTAGTATTGCTGGAGGCACATCATGAAAAACATTGATAACCACACGGATCCAGACCATTATGACGAAGAGTGGGAGCCGGCAGCTGAGGAGCTGGCAGACCAGCAAGCGGAAGCAGCTGAGGAAGAAAGAAAGGAAACAGCAGTAGAGAGATATATCAGATCTACTGAGGAGGTATTTTAATGGACGATAGATTACAGGCGGTAGCTGTACAGCTTGCAAAAATCGTTGTCGAAAATAAATTAAGCAATAGTATAAGTTATGAAGCGTATATCGGCAATGGATACTTGGAGTGTTTAGATTTTGCAATCTATATGTGGGATACCGATAAATCTAAAATTATCAAACACCGATCTTATCGTTTTAAAGCTCGTGATACAGACTTGGCAATTGCTAGAAAAATGGTAGAAATTACAAATATCATAAATGGGAAAATTGACCCGTTTGAGGAGGAAAAGAATGAACGAAATTAAATTATCAAACCCAGACATCTCTTATAAGCCGTCTGTGGTTACATATGACTTTACGGCAATCGACGCAGATATCCAGGAGCTGGAAAAACGCTATCTTAAATGGGTGCCATCTGAGAATGAGATTGCTGACGGTACTAAAATCGCAAAGGATATCAATCAGCTAGCAGAGAGATTAAATGACAAAAAAAAGGAAATGAAAAAGGTCATTAACGCGCAGGGGATGGCTTTTGAAAAAGATACAATGGACCGTTATAAGCGCCTTAAAGCAATTCGCGAAAATATCTTAAACGGCTTGGACGTCTATGAAGAACAGCGTAAAAAAGAGAAGAAAGAAGAGATACGCCAGTATTTCCTGCAGGAGCGTGAAATGGAAATACCGCTTGAACGTGTTTGGAAAGAAGACTGGCTGAAAAAGACCTGCTCAAAGAAAAAGTGGCAGTCGGATATTCGAATCGAATTAGAGGCAATCACAAAGGACTATGAAATGCTGGACAAAATGAATGCAGAAGATCCAGAGCTTTTGAAATCCATTTACCTACAGTCATGGGAACGATTACAAGCGATAGACGAATACAATCGTCAGATGGATATCCGGAAGAAAGCCGAGGAGCTGCGTGAGATTAAAGTGGAAGAAAAATGTGCAAAGGAACCGCAAGAAGATAAAGCAAAGTATTCAGCACAGGATACGCCAAATGAAAAAACGATATCAAACATGGTCGTGATTACAGGTAAAGAACAGGCGTGGAGCAAAGCCAAGGAATATATGCAGCAACTGGGATTAAAGGTTGAGGAAGTGATTTAAGTGACAGAAAAGGTTAAATCAGTCTTTGATGAGCTAAGTGGTATTGATGTCAATGAACATAAAGAAGAAAAGAATGGGTTATCTTATTTATCTTGGTCATGGGCGTGGGCTGAACTGCAAAAGCGATATCCCGATGCATCGTATACCATAGAAAAATTTGGAGAATTAAGAAAGCCGTACCTATACGATGAAAACACCGGATACATGGTTTTTACAACCGTAACAATAGGAGGGCAAACGCGTGAAATGTGGTTGCCTGTAATGGATGGCGCAAATAAAGCGATGAAGAATGTTGCATATCAATATACGGTGATGATATGGGATAACGAGCAACATAAAAAAGTACCAATCAAAAGAACGGTACATCCTGCGACTATGTTTGATATCAACAAAGCTATCATGCGATGCCTTGTAAAAAATATAGGCATGTTTGGTTTGGGACTTTATATTTATTCCGGCGAAGACCTTCCAGAGCAAATACAAGAGGAAGCACCTAAAATCATAGAGAACCAAAAATATGACGGTGCTGCCGTAGAAAAAAATCAACCAGCTGCAAATCAAAATACTGTAAGCATTAAAGAATTAACAACGCAGTGGGGATCGTGCAGAAGTAAGTTACTTGATTTAGGGATTGATATTAGGTCGAATGTGATTATGAATTGGATGATTAAACATACGGGTTATCAGGATCAAGAGCCTTGCTTGACTGATATTAACAAGATGCAAAAAATGGTAGAAGCGTATAAAACGTTAATAGCAGGCGCAGAAAAGAAGATGCAAGCAGAAAAGGATGTCCAAGGTGGCTAAGTCAATCATGCAAACAGAGAAAGAGTGCTATATAACGCACTCTGCTCTGGAGCTGCACAAACATCATATATTTTATGGCACGGCAAATCGCCAAAAGTCCGAAAAGTGGGGTTGCTGGGTATGGCTGACAGCTGAGTATCACAACATGTCAGACCACGGAGTACATTTTGATAAAGCGCTGGACCTGCAGCTTAAGCAGGAGTGCCAACGGCGCTTCGAGGCGCTGTATGGCCATGACACATTTATGATGGTATTCCATCGCAATTATTTGGAGTAATTATGGCAAAGCAAAGAATCATAGCTACATTCCAGCGCCGTAGCCTCACAGAGGACGGTGACATGGAGATTACCTTTAAGGTAGACAAACACTCTTACAACTGGATATCAGCTTGTAAAAGCCTCGAAACGCAGCCATATGCCTTAGAGATATCAAAGCCAAGGAGTAAACGATCAAATGACCAAAATGCGTTGCTGTGGAAAATCATCCACGATATAGCAGAGCAAGAGGATGGGCACCTTGCAAATGACTGGGATACATACTGTGCTTTGCTGGAGCTGGCAGATGCCAAGCATACTGATTTGGTGGCACCGGCGGAAGCAGAAGAGGAGTTTCGTAAGGTCCAGGGACTGCGCGCAGTCAAAGTCTTGCGTCCTGCACAGCAGGAAGGCTATTTGATTTACCGACTGTATCCCGGATCAAGTACATTCAACACTAAAGAAATGACCAAGCTCATTGATGTGGCGTTAGATTATGCCGCAAAGATAGGGCTCGACACTGCTTACTATGGCAGTTTATAGGAGGATATAATGCAATTAAAAGACGTTTTAGATATGCATGATTATTTAACAGACAGATGTTATTGTCCGGGAGAAATCTACGACCAAAGTGGATTCTTCTATCAGATATTTAAAGATGATGACATGTGTGAAAAGTTAGGTGAAAATAATCAAAACATTGCTTTAGTTTGTAAAAATCAAATTCTTTGGATTTATAAAGATGAAAAGTACATTGATGAAATCACTAGAGTAGATGCCACCGAAAATAACATTGAAATTATCAAATTATTATTAGCTGGTAAGAAACCTAACAAAAAATTGGATGAATTTGTTAAAGGTGATACGCAGCGATCGTTAAATCAATTAATGAGTATTGCTGATGCGATCATCGTCGATTAACTACCCAGACGGACGTAAGTATACCTCTGGACAAGTATCACCCACAAAGCCTAAAAAGAGCAAGTATGGAGCAGTAAAGACAGAGGTAGACGGGATAAAGTTTGACAGTAAGCGCGAAGCCAAGAGATATCAAGAATTACGGCTACTGGAGCAGGCATGGGAGATAACAAACCTCTGCCTGCAGGTGCCGTTTGAGTTAATACCCAAGAGCAAGTACGGTATGCCTATCAGATACATAGCAGACTTTACGTATAACGACGGAAACGGTCAGCCGATAGTGGAGGATGCCAAAGGAGTAAAAACGCCTGTGTACCGCTTAAAACGGCGCCTAATGGCTGAATTAAATGGTATTGAGATAAAGGAGACATGAAATGAATTGGGAAGAAATGAAAAACATCGTAGAACGATGTGTTCCAGAGGATTTGCTCAAAGAGTATACGATATGTATAGAAATTAGTTGTGCAAGTGCTAATACAAATGAAACACGTATTGAGATAGACAACAGCAAATGTGAGATTTTTGTCACAGAAAGCTAACAGATTGAGGTGGTAAATTGGCAGAAAGAAGAATGTTTACGTCACAGATAATAGACAGCGACGCATTCCAGGATATGTCATTGTCAGCACAAGCATTGTATTTCCATTTGGGAATGAAAGCGGATGATGATGGATTTCTGGGAAATCCAAAAAGAGTGCAAAGAATGATAGGAGCTTCTGAGGATGATATGAAGCTCCTTCTGATGAAGAATTTTATCTATCTTTTTGATACAGGAATATGCGTTATCAAGCACTGGAAAATGCATAATTACATACAGAAAGATAGGTATAAACCAACAGCATACGAGCTCGAAAAATCTATGCTAGAACTTAAGCAAAATAAGGCATATACGATCAAAAATCCATCATGTATACAGAATGGATACATACTGGATACAACTTGTACGCCTAGGTTAGGTAAGGGTAGGATAGGTAAGGTTAGTATAGTAGAGGATAATAAAAGACATTTAAATAATATAAACAACGCGTGCGTATCTCCGTTTCCGGATGTCGAAAAACAGCTTGAAGAAAAAGTGCAGGAGCAAACTGACATATACAACTCATCGCTCATTGATTTGTATGAGCAGGGATTCGGCAGACCATTATCTCAACGTGAGATACAGACAATCTGCCAGTGGGCAGAGGAACACGAAGACCGGCTGATACGATACGCCTTACGTGAGGCATTGACTTATGACAAACAGAGCATTGATTACGTAGACCGTATCCTGCTGAAATGGAAACAGAGAGGATTCACGCCCGAACAGTATGAGGGAGGAGAGAGATAAAATGACTCAAAAAGAATTTTTAAAAGCAGGAAAGCTGATCAAGCAGCACAATATGGATATATCGCAGATAACAAAATGCGTGAATCTGTTTTTAGCGGAAGGTATACACGTATGTGAACAAGAAATGGTGAACTATTTGGCTAAGCAAGGACTGAAGTGCAGATTTGTCTTAGCCGGAACTGAAAATGATCCAACTGATATTTTGGAGATTGTGAAATAAAATGAGTGCGACAAATAGAGGAAAACAAAGACAAGCAAACGATTTTTATGCAACTCCACTTTATGTTATTGAAACTCTATTAAATAACATAGACCTTAGTGGATACGGAGAAAAAGTATTAGAACCTAGTGCTGGAAGTGGAAATATATGTCGAGTTTTTAAAAGATATTATCCAAACAAAAGAGTTACAGCGCTAGAGATAAGAAATGAAGAATTGACAAATCTTACACGATATTCCGATGAAGTAATTATAGGCGATTATTTACAATTAGACATGAAATCTAAATATAGCATAATAATAGGTAATCCGCCTTATAGCAAGGCTATAGAGTTTGTTAAAAAATCGTTAGAGTTATTAGAAGAAAATGGGATTTTGATATTATTGTTAAGGACATCTTTTTTAGAGAGCAAAAAAAGATATACTTTCTGGCAAAAAAATAGATTAAGTGGACTGTATGTATTATCGAAAAGACCGAGTTTTACTGGAAAAGGAACAGATGCGACAAGTTATAGCTGGTTTATTTGGGATAAACTAGCACAAACACAATGTATCGAGGTTATTTAGATTCAGGAGTATTTATGAGTTTATAGAAAGTAGGTGAAATTTTGAAACAAGAAAGCCTATTTGGAAGAGCTGTCGATCTTTCAGTGATGAAATATGAAAAAAGAGGAAGAAAGACTATAAAGCAAGCATTCCGTGAAGTAGCTGGATATGACGGCATGCACAGATGTGATGATTGTAAGTATCATTATTCATATGAAAGATGTAATAGAAGATTCCATAAGTGCCGCAAAATTGAAGATAGTGGGAGTAAATCCACAGACATTCGCTCGAGTGATACAGCATGTAAATTTTATGAGTCAGAAGGAAGTGAGAAGAATGGAACGAAGTGAATTAAGGATTGGACAAACAGTGTATATCGAACCGACAGGGGATGCCGCTAGATATGGCACAGATATCATCGAAACTAAGATTTCAAAAATTGGAAAAAAATATATTGAAACAGAGAAGTTTGGTGAAATGTATAAATTTAATATCAGTGATGGCAAGCAAAAAGACACAGGATATGGTTACGGATATGATTATATTTTGTATCTTTCAAGATCGGAAGTTGAAAATAAACAGGAAAAGGGATCATTACTTTCTTATTTTAATCTTTGTAATTGGTATCACCTGAATTTAACCCTTGACCAATTAAGGAGAATAAAGGCGATTATTGAGGAATTGGATAGTAATGAAAGCAGTTCCCGTTGAATTAAAGGATGCGAATGAATTTGTTTTGCAGTTGCATAGGCATCATCCTCCTGTTTACCGTGATAAATTTCGTTTGGCCTGTATTGCGGATGATGGACATATGTGCAGAGTGATACAGGCAGCAAGACCGGTATCACGTATGCTAGATGATGGAGTAACCATTGAGATTGTACGATGTTGCACAGATGGTACTTATAATGCTTGCAGCTTTCTGTACTCGCGTATAACACGTGCCGCAAAAGAGATGGGCTATACAAAAGCTATCACATATATACTTGAAACAGAACTTGGAAGCAGTTTGAAAGCTTCGGGATGGGAAAAAGAAGCTGATACATACGGACACAGTTGGAATTGCCCGAGCCGTCCAAGGGTTACTAAAGCGCCACAATGAAATAAGCAAAGATGGTGTAAAAATTTATGAAAGGGAACAAAGCTATGAAAAGGATATTAGACGTTTGCTGCGGAAGTAAAATGTTTTATTTTAATAAAAATAATCCTCTTGTGCATTTCAATGATATCAGAAAGTTAGAGGAACCGCTTTGTGATGGAAGAATGCTTAAGATACATCCAGATACTCAGTGGGATTTCAGACACCTGCCTGTACCGGATAACACCTATGACATGGTTGTGTTTGATCCGCCGCATTTAGTAAAGGTTGGAGATAATTCATGGTTGGCAAAGAAATATGGAAAATTACCGCCAGAATGGAAACCATACTTGAAACAGGGATTTGATGAATGTATGAGGGTGCTTAAACCATATGGAACGTTGGTATTCAAATGGAATGAAACAGATATAAAGCAAAAAGAATTGTTTGAAGTATTAGATACTATACCGATATTTGGAGATAAAGGTAGAGGGAATAAGACTTATTGGTTTGTATTCATGAAGGAGAGTGAAGAAGAATGAACAGAGTGGTATTAGTCGGCAGGCTTACAAAAGACCCAGTGCTGCGTAAAACTGCAAACGGTGTCAGCGTTACAAGCTTCACAGTAGCCTGCACCCGCCGCTTCAAGCAAGAGGGACAGCCGGATGCTGATTTCATTAACACGGTTGCCTGGAATAAGACTGCGGACAGCGTATCACAGTATACACATAAAGGATCACTGGTCGGTGTGGAAGGAAGAATCCAGACACGCAGCTATGATGATCAGAGTGGGAAACGCGTTTATGTAACAGAAGTTGTCGCAGACAGCGTACAGTTTCTGGAAAGTAAAAGTGCAGCTGCAAGCAATGCAAACAGCAATGCCTATGTACCAGAGCAGGGAAGCAATCATGGCTACCAGAGTGACAACGACCAGTCCTATTCCAATGACTTTACAAGCAGCAGTACACTGGATATTGCAAGTGATGATCTACCATTTTAAGGAGGGTGTAAGATGCAGCTATTGATAAAAGATTTAAACATCAGTTATACTATCAACAATCAGTGGATTATGGATAATTGCTATATAGCAGGCGGGGCGTGTGTGAGTAATGCCACACGCCAGCCTATCCATGATGTGGATATCTATTTTAAGACAAAAGATGCAAGAGACTTGTTTATCGAGCAGGTCGGTGATGATAAATACATCACTAAAACATCAAATGAGTGGCAGGCTTTACTCATGTACGACAGCCTACTCACTGGTAAAGTTATTGAGGTTGGGAACGATAAATGTTTTGATGAGCTTAAGATTAAAATTTCATCAGACAAAAGAAAAGATAACGTTATCTACCTCATTGAAGCTGACGTTAGTTTGATAGAAGTACCGGAACCATTATTTCGAAAACAAAAATGGATGTTTGACAACGGATATGATTATGTATTGCTGGAGAGAAACCATTTTGAAATTTATGAAAATGACTTCATAGGAAACAAAAGCATCACATTAAAGCGCAACGATATGGTTTATCAGTTTATTTTAAGATTCTTCGGAGATCCGCAGGAAATGATGGATAAAACATTTGATTTCCAACACTGCAAGATTGCTTATGATTTGGCAGTCAGAGAGTATATAGCAACGCAGGAAACATGGGAAGCTCTGTCAAAGCGGGAGCTGCATTATATTAATTCATTTTATCCAGTGTCATCACTTAAAAGGCTTTATAAGTATGGCGGCCGAGGATTTAGCTGGAACAATGATGAGTTTGTAAAGATTATCCGAGATATTCATAAGGTGGACACAGACAATAAATTTGTAATGGAAGACCAGCTTATCGGATATTATGAGGATTTCGATTATAACGATGTATTCAGTGATTAGGAGGTAAACGATGACGCGCAAGGAGATTACTGTACTGTTAGGCGATATCCTTTATCAGCAAAGGTTTACCGGTGTCGGCAAATACTATGCCAGTGAGGTTACCGTTGATTACGGCACGAAAGATGCGTGCAGAGTAGACTATATGCAATTTGTTCCGCCAAACCAAATGAGTATCAGCGGCTTAGAAAAAGGCATCTTTATCTGCTACGAGGTAAAAAGCTGCTTAGGCGACTTTAAAAGTGGGCATGGGCAAAATTACATAGGAGAAGAAAATTACCTTGTTATGCCAATGGAGTTATACAAAAAAGTTATACACGATATCCCGAATGGTGTTGGTGTGCTTGTTCCGGTGCCTGCTGCAATGGGGAGAAAAAATAGCGATTGCTGGCAAGAGTTTGATCACCCAACTGAATTTAAAGGTAACAGTAAAGATTGGAGATTGCATAAAATCAAAGATGCATACCCTGAACACCGCAAAAAATCTATGACAGAATTATTGTTTTGTATGCTAAGAAGCGGAAGGTGATGTAACAAATGAAAAAATACAATAGCATAGACGGCCGTATACATACAAACAGCCGGTTGTGGTACTTTATCCGGATGGCAATGAGGAGGGCAAGAAATGCAGAAAAAGACCTTAGAAAAAGCGTACAACGTTAAAATCGAGACAGGCTACATGTCAAGTAAAGGGACGGTGTACATCCTCCATGAAGAGAATCTCATGCTGCTGTTCGAGACAATAAAAGAGCTGCAGGAATACCTGGAAGAGGTGTATTGATGAAATCGAAGAAAGAGAAGCGGAAAGATAAAGAAATCTGCAAGGACTTTTATAACAAATGCCAGAACTATCATAGAAACTTGTCTAAGATAGAAGCGAATCGGTTGAAGTATGATGAGATAATGAATGACATGTATGGAGTAAGCTCAGTCGTGATGAAGGATGTCATCATGGAGAATGCCGGTGACCCAAGTCATGTATGGGATCACTATCTGGTTGAAAAGAAGGATGAGCTTTTATTGGAGAGAGCTGCATTACTGTACGACACAGTGATTGTTAACAAAGTGCTGAATAATATTGCTGACGGTGAGGTGGTCGACATGATTACAGAGTGTTACATTGATAGAAACAAAAAGCATGATGATATAGCGTATAATCATAATCGAAGTAAGCCTACTATGTATTCAGATATGAATAGAGCAGTCCTAAGCCAGTTGAAAAAATAAAAGTCTTTACTGAGTAAAGGGTTTTCCGTGATATTATGATAGCATGGAAAGAACAGGAAGATACTTCTTGTTCAAAAAAACGGCCTGCGATGTAAGTGTACGCACGCATCGCTAAACAACCTTTCCTAAAGGTGATTGTTCGTACAAATAATCGCCAGTGGCATATGCGTGGGTAGGTACGGCTTAACGGCGGTATGTCACAATTAAAAAAATATCAAAACAGGGAAGGACCTCATACTAATGAGAATACCTGTTAGATATATTGGTTGCCCTGGTGGCGGAATAACCAAAAGAAAAAGCGGTAAGGAATCCTAAGCGGACTTACCAGCGTAAAGCGTCTGAAAAGGGCGCTTTAAAATTAAAACGTATTTATCGCACCTCTTAACAATGTGGCACAGATAACTCTATAGAGGCTAAGGATGCATAGACGTATGCTATTAACCGAACGCCTATTAAACAAAGCACGTAGAACTGCCCGTTATAAGGGATACAGGAGAAAACGTGCTTTTTATATACCCGAAAGGAATGATGACATGGAACTAACGGAATTATTGAATAAAATCAAAACGCTTTTTAATGCCAATGACACAAAGCAACTAACTGATCGTCTTATAGATGTTTCAATAAACAACGATTTCAAATACCATAAGTCATTCGTGGATATTGTAGGTGATTTAAAAACAGATTGGCTGCAAATGATATACCAATACTACGAGGCAGACAGAGAAGATAAGAAACAAGACTACACACCGAAAACAATCGGTGTTTTATTATGCCAGTTATTGGGTGAATGCAGCAAAGTATATGATCAATGCGCAGGAAGCGGATCGTTGACAATACAGTATTGGTCGCAACATCCGGATACAGAATTTATCTGTGAAGAATTGGACGAAAATGTCATGCCGTATCTATTGTTTAATTTGTCGGTGCGGAATATCAAAGGATATGTAGTGCGAAAGGATATTTTAGCTGACGAGACATACCACTGTTATAAATTAACAAAAGGTGAAAGGTTTTCGATGGTATCAGAAATAGACCGTCTCGATGTCGATTACAGTAACATAAGCGGATGCATCAGTAATCCGCCATATAACATCAAATGGCAGCATCCAATGTTCGCGGCATTCGACAATAGATTTGCGGAGTATGGAGTACCGCCAGAAAACAACGCGAATTATGCTTTTATGCTAAACGCATTAAACAAGGCAGAACGATGCGCTTTTATACTGCCAAATGGAGTATTAAGTGCAGGAGGACCAGAACAAGGTATCCGAAAAGAGATGGTAAACGGTAATATCATAGATACGGTTATTACCTTGCCAGATAGAATGTTTGTGTCAACATCCATACCTACGTGTATCGTTATCCTGGACAAAAAGAGAAAAGGCAACAAAGTGCATATGGTTGACATGCGCCAACAATGCGCACAGGAAGTAAGAGAACAAAAAGGGCAATACGGCAGTAATTCGCACACAAACAGAGTGTATAAAAAAGAGTTCAATGTCTTTACTCCAAATAACATCAAGCGATGTCTGGATGCCATAAAAGCCGCTGATCCGATTACAGAATTTTATAGTCACCCATCTATAAAAGACATCGAATCATTGGATTACATATTGATGCCAAGCAGATATATAGACATTGCATATAAAACAATCCACCGTGATATCAAAGATATTGTCAATGACATAAATAATAATGTAAGAGACAAGAATGTAACCAAAATTACAATCAATGAATCACTTGCGAAAGGCATCGGCATGTATGATATATACGAATTGCAAGAACGAAGTAATAAGATGATGCGAGAATGGAATGAATCAGTCAAACATCTAGGAATAGCAGTTGACGAAGAACACTTTATACGTGTCAGCAAGAATAAAAACGAAATCAAGATCGAACAGCAAGACAAGGAGATTGCATCAGAGTTGATTATGCAGATTATCAACAGTTGGAAAGCTCATATTATGTATCTTAACAACAAGCAAAATATACTTTTAGCCGAGTTGAGAGACGTACTGCTTGAAAAGCTAATGTCTGGTGAAATAGAGGTGTAGTTTATGATTACAGTATGTAAAGACTGCCCTAAACGCCATCCAGGATGCCACGGAGCGTGCGAATGGTATAAGGCAGAGCGTAAGGCACTGGACGCAGAAAACGCACGCAGGCGGACTGAAAACACAGTAGGATACAGTACAAGCAGTCATTGGAATTATAATAAAGCGAAATGAAAGGAGAGATCATATGGCGGTTATTGATGAAGAAACCAAGCAGCAGGCAAAAGAGCTATGGCTGCAAGGCAAGAAGTACCGAGAAATATCTGAGATAACCGGTATAAAAGAATCCTCTATAAAGTCATTAGCATCCAGAGCATGGAAGAAAGAAAAGTTGCAACCAAACAAGAAAAAAGTTGCAACTTTGGTTGCAGATGCAGATAAAGACAAAGGGCCGCCTGAAACAGAGTTGCTGCCGGAGGAAATAGAAACACTGAACAATGAAGAACTGACCGAGAAACAGCGCCTTTTTTGTTTGTATTACTCAAAGTCATTCAACGCAACATCAGCGTACAAGAAAGCATATGATTGCTCATATCAAACAGCAATGTGTGAAGGAAGCAAGACCCTAGGAAACCCAAAGATAAAAGATGAAATCATGCGGCTCAAAAAAGAGCGCTATGCACGGTCCATGCTCACAAAAGAAGATATCTTCCAGAAGTACATGGATATTGCCTTTGCGGACATAACAGATTTCCTTGAATTTGGTTCTGATCAAATTGATGCAGACAGCGGGGATGTTGTGAGCAAGAACTTCGTACACTTCCGACATCACACAACTGTAGACGGTACTCTCATAGGCGAAGTCAAGCAGGGGAAGGATGGCGCATCTATTAAGCTTCCGGACCGCATGAAGGCGTTGCAATGGCTATCTGACCATATGGGATGGGCTACAGACTTGCAGAAAGCACAGATCGAGCAGTTAAGAGCACAGACGGATAAGTTGAAAGCAGATAGCAATGATATTCCTGATGAGAGCGTACAGAACAAAATGGATGCTATCACTGGTATTGTAGATCAAATGCAACCACTTGGAGATGATGACGTATGACACAACCAATGTTATTACTATCGCCTAAGTTCAAGGATTTCCTTCGCTTAGACACTGAGCGAGAATTTCTGGAAGGTGTTACAGCCTGTGGTAAAACAACCGTCGGCATTTTCAAATTCATGTGTAAGGTTGCAAATAGCGGCATAAGGTTTCATGTTATCGCTGGTGCTGATCTAGGTACAGTGGAAAAAAACGTCATAAATGGAGAGCGGATGCTGCTCGATCAATTCGACGGAGTAGCAGAGTACTATCCATCCGGTAAACGTAAAATCAGATTGCCTCATATTGAGTATCAAACAAACAAAGGCACTAAGATCATTTACATATGTGGATATGACAATAAAAAGCGGTGGCAGAAAGTGCTTGGTGGTCAAGTAGGATGTGTGTATGTTGATGAGGTAAACATTGCTGATATGGAGTTTTTGCGTGAGATATCCCACCGCTGTGTTTACATGATGACGACTTCAAACCCTGATGATCCTTCTCTTCCTGTATATGATGAGTTTCTTAACAGGTCACGACCTCTGAAAAAATACAGAAAAGATTATCCAGAGGAATTATTGTATATGCTGAATCAGCCTGCAGAAAAAGGGTGGGTACACTGGTATTTCAATTTCAACGACAATGCTGCATTGTCACAGGAAGCTATTGAGCGAAAGAAAAAGGCAGTGGCACCTGGCACGAAAATGTATAAGAATAAGATTCTTGGTCTACGTGGTCGTGCTACAGGGCTTGTATTCCCGAATTTCAGTAGAAGTAAAAATGTCATATCAAAAGCCGATGCGAAGAAATATACGTATCGGTATTTTACTGTTGGCGTTGATACATCGTACTCAGCGAATAGTCCGGATACCATTGCTTTATTGTTCATCGGCATTACAACATGCGGTAAGGTCATCATACTAAACGAGGAAGTATACAACAACGCTGATCTGAATACACCGCTTGCGCCAAGTGATGTTGTAAGAAGACTTATAGACTTTCTTGACAGAAACAGGGAGGATTGGGGATTTGCAAAAAATGTATTTGTTGACTGCGCAGACCAAGCTACGCTGACAGAGTTATACAAATATAAGCGGACTCACCCGTGTATTTATACATTTAACGACGCATGGAAAGAAACAACCATCATTGACCGTATCCATATGCAGCAAGGGTGGATATATCATGGTGATTATCTAGTTGTTGATGACTGCGTACATCACATCAGAGAGCTGGAGGTTTACAGTTGGCAGGAAGATAAATACGAGCCAGAAGATAGAAATGACCATACAATCAATGCTGGTCAGTATGGATGGCTGCCATTTGTGCAGTATATCAAGACATCCGATCCATAGGAGGTGGGCAATGAAACTATTTAATAAAGCAAAGAACGTGATAAGAGCATGGCTCGATATCACACCTGCGCAGAAAAACATTTATTATCTGAATGAAACATTTAACTTTGAGTCTAATGCGATAAAAAATCGTATATGGATGCGAGGCGATCCAGAAGAACTTGATGAGTTTTACAAACAACTAGAGCGCGACAATTCATACTTCTGGGCAGCGAGCCCCCGTATAAAGATACGCAAGATTCATTCAGGTCTTCCTTCGTTGATGGTGCAGGTCCTTACTGATATCGTAATACGCGATTTAAATGGCATCGAGGTCGAGGCGCGGCAAATAGATTGGGATAACATCAGCAAAGATAACAATTTCAATGAGGTTTTACGTAAGGCAATTAAAGAAGCGCTGTTCATTGGTGACGGCGCTTTTAAAATCTCATTTGATAAGAAGCTTACACAATATCCAATTATAGAGTTTGTTCCTGGGGATAAGGTGGAAATCGTCTATGAACGTGGCCGTTTTGCGGAATGTGTATTCAAGACTGAATATAAGCACGCACACAAGCGTTATGTTCATTACGAGCACTACGGCAAGGGGTACATCAAAAATGTTTTAACAGAATGGGGCATGGATGATCCTTTGCCATTATCAACTATCCCTCAAACAGCTAACATTATTGATGTTGCCTTCGCTGGCTATAAATTGCCGGATGAAAAAGGTGAAAATGAAGTCTACGGTCGATTTGCAATGGCTGTACCGTTCAAGATTAAGGATAGCACAAAGTGGGAGAATCGCGGAGAAAGTATTTTTGATAAGAAAACATCATCCTTTGACGGGCTGGATGAGATTATCAGCCAGTGGGTAGATGCTGTAAGAGCCGCCAGGACAAAGCAATATATTCCGGAGGCGCTTATTCCTCGTGATCCAGAAACAGGGCAGATGCTGCAATTCAATCAATATGATGATAGATTCCTGATGATAGAAGGCAACATGAAGGAAAAAGGTGAAAATCAAATCAATGTCACGCAACCTGTCATCCCTTCTGAGAATTATCTACAATCTTATATTTCTTTCCTAGACCTCTGTTTGCAGGGAGTTATATCACCATCTACATTAGGTATTGATACAAAAAAGATGGATAATGCGGAAGCACAGAGAGAAAAAGAAAAAACCACGTTGTATACAAGAAATATCATCATTGAAGCGATACAAAAAACACTTCCTGAGGTAATAAACTGCGTTATCAAGGCATTTGATACTTACACAAAAAATTCGAGTGGTAACGATGTCGATGTTACAGTTAATTTCGGGGAATATGCAAGTCCATCGTTTGAAGCGACTGTGGAAACTGTTGCTAAAGCAAGACCAGGAAAAGTCATTATGTCAGTTGAGGCATCGGTTGATGAAATGTATGGTGATAGTAAAGATGAGGAATGGAAAGCAGAAGAAATAAAGCGGCTACGTATTGAAAATGGCGTCATGGAAACTCAAGAGCCTGTTATATCAGAGTTTGATGATTTAGGCGGTACGATACCTACACCAGAAGATTATGAAGGTGAATAATGGCAAAGAAAGTGAAAGATCCATATGCACTGAGGGATATCTTCAAGGAAATGGAGATGGAGCTCGTGGCATCACTGCGCCGTAACTTTATCAATCATAAAGTTGAAGAACAGGCGCACGGATTTAGCTGGGAAATGTGGCAAAAGGCTAAACTGCGTAACTTGCAGGAGTACCGCAAGGAGACAACCAGCGTCATATACAGGTTTAAAAAGCGAATCAGCGCAGCGATTGAGCAGGTCTTACGTAATCACTTTAGCGTAGGAGAGCGTAAAGCTGATATTAAACTGCCGCAGGATGGAGTCAGCACTGCTCTGCCTGGCGAAGAACCTCCACAGGAAAAACAGTTTTTCAGCATGAACAAGAAAAAGCTTGACGCACTGATCAAATCAACAAAAAATGACTTTGAGGATGTGCAACAAGCTGTATATCGCAAGATGGATGACGTGTACCGTCAAACAATCTTTAAGACTGAGTTTCAGCTGTCCAGCGGGGCTATATCACTTGGTAAGGCAATCGATAAGGCTACAGAGGATTTTCTTGCCAAGGGCGTTAACTGTATAGCCTATAAAGATAAAAACGGCGAGATTATAAGATACGTGAATATTGCAGACTATGCGGAAATGGCATTGCGCACAGCGAGCCATAGAGCAACATTACTCGGTGAGGGCAGCAAGCGTGACGAGTTAGGTGTGCATCTGGTCTTTGTATCAGCCCATGCGAACGCCTGTAAGCTTTGTTTGCCTTGGCAGGGACAAATACTCATTGATGATGTTTTTAGCCATCCCAATGATGAATACATTGCAAAATACAAAGAGAAGTATAAGCTGCTGTCCGATGCTATTAAGGCAGGACTTCTGCACCCAAATTGCAGGCACACGCTTGCTACGTACTTTGAGGGCGTGACAAGGCTACCAAAACCGCAAGATCCGGAAAAGGCTCTGGAGAATTACAACAATGAACAAAAACAGCGGCAACTAGAACGCGAGATCAGAAAGCGTAAAAGGATACTTGCTGGAACTGTGGAGGATGGAGACCGAAAAGAGGCAAGAGCTAATCTGAGACAGGCTCAGAAGAACCTTAGAGACTTTTTGGAGGAGCATCCTGAATTTAAGCGCAACCAACGCAAGGAGAAAGTGCATAGGATTGATACGAAATTATCGTCTGCATTGAATAATTTTGATGAGAAGGCATTGCATGGATTGGACGAACGTACTATACTGGAGGTGGATAAAGCACTTACAAAAATTTATAAAGAATACCCGCATTTAAAAGGGATTGTTAGCGAAGTCAGGCTAATTGATAAAGGCACTGCAGAAGCTGAGCTTGATATACAAAATAAAGGTCTTAAAGTGTCATTGGGCATAAATAAAAATCTTACGCTAGAAAATGCGTCCAGTTTAACAAAAAGGCTGTATGAGCAGCATAAATGGACAAAAAAACCAGGTATTGAAGGAATCATACGACATGAGATGGGACATATATTAAATTATGACTACTATGTACGTAAAAATGAGCTCGAGTATGGTAAACCGTACGGGGATGTATCTTTGCAGAAACTTATAAATGATCTTGAGGAAAATCAGTTAGCAACAGAATTAAGAAGCGAAACATTGAAAAGGCTTGGTGTAGAAGATTCAAATGATAATGTGTCTGGGTATTTTAGTGAATATGCGGTACAAAAATCAATGACGAGGGACGGTGAATTTTTCGCAGAAGCATTTTCCGATTATTCCGATACCAATGCAAAATATATTTTTATGGAATTGTTGAAAGAGAGGATGAAGTGACATGTTATTTGCGCCACCTTTAGAAATTCTTGATCTTATTGAAGATGTTTATGATGAAGAAGGATATATTCTTGGAGAAAGGATTTCTGAATTAGCTACACCAGAGCAGCAAAAACTGTTTGAGCAATATCAAAAAGACTGTGAAGATATAAAAAGACGCTCCTTTAGAGTGGATTTAAGTGACAGAACTTACAATCCAGTTGACGGATGGAAAATAAAGTAGTTGTTAAGCACTCATAAATTGGGTGCTTTTTTAGTGGAGGGAAATCGTGGAAAAGGCAAATAAGAAGCAACAAAAGATCATGCAGGAACTTGATTATAAGATCGATGAGTATTATAAAACACATGATGATGAAAGTGATGATTTATACCGCATGCAAGCACACTATCACAAGAAAATAAAAGAAGCTGGTAAAAGTCATGTGCAGATATAGCTATTGTGAGATAGTAGAAGACCAGTATTGTGATAAAAGATTGATGTACAGGACGTTGAAAATAAAGCGTACCTGCATTTTTTGCGGAAGAACGGAAAGAGAGGTAAGGCACGTGAAAGACCCACCCAAGCGCAAACTACCGTATTTTGGTAAGCATTTGAAGTAAAGGACGGTATAGAGTTAAGGAGGTGATTAACATGTCTTGTAAAAAGAAAGGTAAAGGCGGACGTAAATAGTTCGCTTTTTTATGCCCAACCATGACAAGGCTTTAAAAGGTGCATGTCCGAAAGGATAGGGGAGCACACCCGAATAAACAGGAGGAAATTAAAAATGAGAAATTACCTAAGATATCCGTTGAATATTCAGCTTTTTGCAGAAAATGGAAGCAACGGAGAAGGTGGCAATGCTGGTGCACAAGCAGGAGCACAAGGAACCGCTACTCAACAGATTGATTACGACAAGCTCGCGGAAGTTGTTTCAAAACGTTCAGCTGGAACAGAAGACAAGGTGCTACAAGGATATTTTAAACAGCAGGGATTGACACCAGAACAGGCCAGTGAAGCAATGAATCAATATAAGCAGGCGCAGGCAACTAAACAGCAGGAAGAAGCACAACGTATCCAGACTATGCAGCAGGAAAATGCACAACTGAAAGCACAAATCCTGAACTCACAGATTGATGCGAAAGTCGCAGAATTAGCAGGGACGCTAGGAGTGCAGGCTGAAAAAGTACCATTTTTAAGTAAGCTTGTAGACCGTGCAAACGCAACAAAAGAAGATGGTACGCTGAACGATGACAACATCAAAACGGCCATTGAAACAGTTTTAAAGGCATTCCCTGATTTCAAGTCCACAACACAAGCAGGAGGATTCCAGCAGATTGGCGGAGGGAATCAAGGCACTGCAGGCGGAAATGGTGTCGATGATCAACTTGACAATATTTTCGGAGTAAAGAAAAAATAGGAGGGCTATATAAATGGCAGAATTAAATTATGTAACGCAATTTTGGCCACGTATCATTGAAATGTACGGGCACTTGCTAATGTCTAATGAGTTGTATAATACAAATCAGGACATTCAGATTATCAATACAAAAGATATCCGATTACCAAAAATCACAGTATCCGGTTATAGAGATCACAATCGTAAGACGTTATCATTTAACACAGGTTCTTATGGTAACGACTTTGAAACAAAGACATTGGACCATGATCGCGATATCGAATTCGCGATTGACCCTATGGATGTTGACGAAACGAATCAGATTGTTTCCTTAGCAAACATTCAATCACGTTTTGAGAAGACGCAGGCTATTCCTGAATTAGATTGTTACACCTTCTCTAAGCTCTACACAGAGGCAAAACGTGTTGGTGCAAAAATCAGTAATACAGCGATCACAACCGCAAATATCCTTTCTGATTTTGACGCAAATATCGAGGCAATGGAAGAAGCAGGAGTACCTTTAGAACGTGTTATCATGTACTGTACACCTGCATTTAAAACTAAACTGAAAAACGCAGAAGGCATCCAGCGTACCTTGGAGGTATCTGGTGGCGCGAAGAATATTGATCGTCGTGTACGCTCATTGGATGATATCAGCACTATTAAGACTGCGCCGGCAAGCCGCTTAAAGACTGCTTTTGACTTCACAGAAGGCTTCCAGGTAGCAAGTGCAGGAAAACAAATCAATTACATCATGATTGACCCTGAGGCACAGGTATCCCGCGTCAAATACTCTTATATCAAGGCATTTACACCAGGTCATGACAGCCGCACTGCGGACAAATACCTTTATCAGAACAGACGTTTCAACGGAACATTCGCATTGCTGGATGATCTGCTGAAACAGGGATGTATCATCAATGCAGAAGCGGAGGGATAAGCATGAAAGCATTAAAAGACAATAAAGAGTACACCATTGCCGAAGAGCAGAAGCATGCATACCTTGAAGAAGGATACGATATCTATGGGGAGGATGGAAAACTGCTGGAATACTCTCCAAAGAAGAAAATCGCATACAGTGAATATGCTGCTTTGGAAAAAGAAAATCAACAGTTAAAGAAAAGAATCAAGGAGTATGAAAAGGAACAAAAGAAAGCAGGTGAATAGCATGTATGCAACACCTGAATACTACACCGCTAATTACAGCGGTACCCTCATATCACAAGACGAGCTACCCAAGGCCTTAAAAGATGCGGAGTACAGCATCGACCACCTTTGTTATGGTCGCATCAAAGGAAAAGGGTATGATAATCTATCACCTTATCAGCAAGAACTCATAAAACGTGCTGTATGCTTGCAGGCTGATTATATCAAGCAGTATGGTCCATATATCAATAGCCCACTAAAAGGCTATAGCGCAGGCAGCACAAAAGTCGAGATGGCCAACGTAACCTACGGCGGTATCAGCACTACACAAGAGATAATCAATCTATTAGAGGATACAGGACTAAGATGCCTGGTGTTGTAATCGTAAGCCCCTTTCCTTTCCCGGATTGGGAGGCCACGACACACGTTGTCGTCTATCAGGAGCAGGACACAGAGGACCAGGGACCTATTGAGACTGTTATCTACGACGGATTGGCAATCTACGACGAAAAGTCAAAGATTGTATACGGCAAAGACAGCAAACAGATATCCCTCAGCGGTATGCTTATCATACACGGTGATGTACAGGCCTTGGAGGGCAAAACGGCTTTCCAAGGCTTTGTACAAATCGGTGAAGAAAAGAAGCAGATATACGCTGTGCGAAAGCCAAAACTGCTAGGTGTTATCTACAGCACGGAGATTGATCTATTATGAGAGTTAAGAGCGTAAAGGTCAAAATCAATCGGGAGGCGATGGCACAGCTTGACAAAGCAAAAAAGCGAGCCCTCGTGCTCACGGCACATGCGATACTGTCAGATATTGTATCTCGGGGTGTAGCACCAAAAGACATTGGAGAGCTAGAACGTAGCGGTTTTGTGGATGATGGGCATATTGATACAGAGCTAGTATCAAGTATTGTATTTGACACACCATATGCGCGCCGATGGTACTTTAACTTAGATGACGCTACGTTTCAGCGTACTAAAAACCCGAACGCACAGGATCACTGGATGGACTTCTATCTGGATGGAGAGGGCAAACAGTGGGTCATCGATACCTATTGTAAGTTTTTAAAGCAAGAAAGTGGGGGGGTTATCACATGATGACTTTAAAAGACGTCAAGGACTGGCTCAGCGGGCAAGTTACAGCTGATGTATGGAAGATAGGTGTCTATGATGCATCCAAGGGCAAAACAATATGTGTGCGTAATCTAACAAGCAATCGTGGCAAGCTGGCTATAGGCGGCTTGCAAAACACCAGCACAGCCGTGAAAGGCATATCCATTGTAGTGCACTGGTCAAAAAACCCGGATGAAACTGAGCGTGTAGCACAAAGCATACATGCTCTTTTTTACGGGAAGCAACCGATTATTGGTGATTATCGGGCTATAAAATGTGATATGAGGAGCGACGAACCCATAAGTGTTGGAACTGACACAAACGGGATATACGAATATGTAATTGAAACATGGCTCACATATGAGCGAAAGGAGTAATTTATGGCAAAAGTAAAAACAGGAGTTTTTCCCGTATTCGATTTGGGCTTTAAAATTGGTATCAAAGGACTTTCAAGCGCAGATGAGGATATGGTGACTATCAAAGATATAGAGTCGTTCTCACTGGGTGTTGAGGGGAATACGCAGAAGTGGAATACCTTGGATATGGAGGGATGGAGCCGAGCATTGATGACCGGAAAAGGGTTAACAATCTCTTTGAAAGGAAAGCGTAATGTCGGTGATCCGGGAAGCGACTATATTTCGTCTACTACTTTTAAGGATGGTCTGGACTGTACAACGAAAGCATCTGTGGATTTTCCAGACGGTTCAAAGTTGGAGTTTAATTGCGTTATTGATGTTAAGTCATTCCTTGGCGGCGAGGCGCAGGACGTAGCTCCATTGGAGTTTGACATGATCGTTGATGGTAAACCTGTATTTACAGAGGCGCCTAGTGCACCTGCTGGGTCTTAGGAGGTAAGTTATGGCACGAGAATACAATATCATTGAGCGTTTAAAACGTCGTAATGAAAAGCCAACAGTGGTATTAGATGATGAGCACAAGTATCCGATCAACACGAAAAAGACTAATGTCTTGTGCATGATGGCGTATATCCGGAAAACGGAAAAAAGAGGAAAGGAAGAATCAGACCCTGTAAAAGATATGGAGATGATGGACCATATCATAAAGATGGGGCTCGGCGAAGAAGCGGCTGCTTACATTGCTGAGCAAGATTACACCTTTGCGGTTGTTCAGGATATCATTGAGGTCATCATGGCCGCAATCGGAGACGAAGATACAGGCTTTGAAAAAGAGGAAAAGACAGAAAAAAAGTAACTGACCATTGGTATGATATATTTGAGGACTGGGATTTGATTGAAGCATCATTCGCTATGCAGTACCCATCCAAGGATTTATTTGCTGTCGGCGATGATGACATGGAGTGGCGTGAGTTTGTAACTCTACTATCGGGAATTATGCCGGAAACGCCGCTAGGTCAAATAATCAAAATACGTTCTGAGGATGATGACGATATCTTGCAGCATTTTACACCAGAACAGCATCGTATCCGTAATATATGGCGTAACCGTCAAATGCAGCAGGTGCTGAAACAGTCAAATAAAAACGAAGTTATGAAGCAAATGAAGGCTATGTTTAAGTCTATGGCAGCATAGCCTTTTTATTTTTAGAAAGGCAGGTGATGATGTGGGAGCAACAAGTGCAGGGTCTATACAAATGGATCTGGAGATAAAATCAGACCTTGACAAGGACATACAGGCAGAGTCGAGTAAGATAGCTGACCGGATACGCAAGCAGGTAGACGCTATGAGCGGGGATATGTTTAAAAACCTGCGGAAATCTCTTGTGGCCAGTTTAGACAAAATGAATGAATCCGTAAAGGCTACACTCGATCGCACAAAGCTTGAAATGCAAGCCTTTGTTGAGCAGATGGCAGGCATGGTCAAACAAATGTCTGGTGTACAGATGCCATATCAGAAGGCTCAAAGCGATACAGAGCCAAGCGCAGCAGCATCACAAGGCCCCAGCGTGAGGGGACCTCCGAAAGTCAGTATCCGCAAACCTAAAATAAAGTTTGACCCTCAATTTAACACAGATATGTTCAAGCAAAAATATGCCGAGCTCGAAAACATGATGGATATGTACGACAATCAGATACTCGCTAAACAAGCACAGCGGAAAACGCTGCTGGAATCCTATAAGCCTAACATGGGAGCACAAGCAGAGGGAGCCTTGGATAAGCAGGTAATGAGTCTTGATATGCAGATTGCTAAGCTACAAGACGCTGCAGCACGGTCAAACATCACTCTTAGCGCGATGAATAGACAGATGGGGGCGACGTCCGGGGTAGCTAGAGCAGCAGGCAGTGCTGTCGTGCAATTTACAAAGCGCTTAGCCTCGTCAGCATTGCATAAGTTTAGTAATGGTCTAAAATCAGCAGGACAGCATGCGGCGTCTTTTGCAAGCCGATTACTTGGTATAGGGTCAGCCGGTAAAAAGGCCTCTAACGGTATGGGGCGCGCTCATATGGGCGTAGGTCAGCTGATTAAGTCGTTTACGATTTTCTCGCTGATATTCCCCCTAGTGAGCCGAGGCATTATGGCACTCGCTCAAAACATTGGGGCTACCCTTATGACAAATACTGCGTTTGCAAACAGTTTAAATCAGATACGCTCTAATCTGGCCACAGCATTTACGCCTATCTTTCAGGCAATCATGCCCGCTTTAAATGCGCTTATGTCGGCGTTGGCCACGGTGACGGGTTATATAGCGGCTTTTATGTCTGCGCTATTTGGTAAGTCCATGTCAACAACAAAGCAGGCAACGTCCGGTATCTATGCAGCAAAGGATGCAATGGGTGCATACGGCTCCTCGGCTGACAAAGCGGCCAAAGCGTCGGAAAAAGCTCGTAGGTCACTAATGGGATTCGATGAGATCAACAAGCTGGATGATGCGGATACTTCTGCCGGCTCTGGCGGCGGAGGCGGTGGCGGTAGTGATATGCCGGTCTACACACCGACTGATGTCGATGACGGACCTATCAAAAAATGGGTAAAGCAGCTCAAAGACCTGTGGGCTAAGGGTGACTATGACGGTATCGGTAAGCTCATAGGTCAGCAGGTCAATAAGGCTGTAGCATCATTTACAAAGTGGATATCGTGGGATAACTTAGGCAAATCCATCACAGAGTTTTGCGATGGATTTTGTGAGCTCTTTAACAGTTTGATTGATACGATAAATTGGGAAAATATCGGGCGGATGTTTGGCACCGGAATCAACACTATCGTAAATACGTTATATTTGTTGTTTACTGGTATTAACTGGGAGCGGATAGGTAAAGCATTAGCTCAGGGGCTTAACGGTCTTGTGTACAGCGTTGACTGGGATAAGCTTGGGCATACGATTGGGTCATTTTTGCAAGCGCATATTGATGCTCTATATGGATTTGTGACAACTGCGGACTGGCCTGCTATCGGTAAGGCTCTGGCTGATGGAGTAATGGGTCTTGTGTACAGTGTTGATTTACCAAAATTTACGGAATCTCTTGGGAAAGGTTTGAGTGGAGCGATTAGCTCGGTACACACGTTTGTTGAAAATATCAATTGGACGAAGCTGGGCGATACCATAGCCAAGAGTATAAATGCCTTCTTTAGTAATATAAATTGGGCTGATTTTGGAATGACACTCAGTGATGCAGCGTTGGGTATCCTTGATACGCTACTTACAGCGCTACAGGGGATCGACTGGGGGCAAATCGGAAAAAGTATTGGAACATTCCTTTCGAATATTGATTGGTGGGGTATTATTTCTAAAGTTGGAAGCGCTATATGGGAAGCATTTAGTGGAGTTATTACAAGTCTTTTCAATTCTGGCTCAGGAACTGTATTTTTAGCGTTATTAGCAGGAATTAAGGGCTTGAAATCAGTGTTTTCAATGATTGATCTAAAAGGTGCAGCTTTGAATTTTGTATCAGGTGGTTTGAAATCTTTAGCATCTCTAGGAACCGGTATCTTAAAAGATGTATTGCCAAAAGTAGCAAGTGGAGTACAAACATTATTAGGGTCAGGCGGTTTAGGGAAAATTGTTTCAGGAGTAACAGGAATTGTTGCCAAGGCAGGGCCTATACTATCTAGCATTGGCTCGGTAGTTTTCTCGCCGACAGGTTTGCTAATTGGAGGAGTAGCGGCTGGTGTTGCATTGATTGTAACACATTGGGACGATATCAAGAAAGCGGCGAAAAATGTAGCAAAATGGGTTGGCGAGAAATGGGATGACGTAAAAAAATGGACGTCCGAAAAGTGGGGCAAAATATCAAAAAACTTAAGTGATACATGGTCAGACCTTAAAAAAGGAGCAAGCGATATCTTTGGAAAAATTGGAGATAAAATCAGCGAAGTGTGGAACGGATCTGACAAGAACACGGAAAGCGCTTGGGGGAGTATAAAGGGCGTAGTGGCAGACTCCATCGACACCGTAAGAAATGATGTAAGTGTCAATTCAGAAAAAGCCGGAAAAGCTATAGAACATAATTTTAACTCCGCAAGAGACTCTCTTATTGGCGCAAATCGCGGAATGAGTAACGATACCAAAAATGCATGGGGACCTCTGGTCACCTTTATGTCTGACAAGTGCGGCTCTATCAAAAATGATATTTCACGCACATTTAAGGATTCCAAAAATACTGTTGATACGAACAGTAAAGGGATGAAATCATCCGTTACTAGCAATCTGAGTGATACAACAAAATGGATTGCCAAAACCATGTATAACGAAATGTATGACAAGGCCAAAAACATGATGGACAAATTCAAAAAAGGTTCTGGGGCAGTGAATGTCAAATCCACTGTGCAGTCATGTGTCGGCAAGGCTACATCGTGGCTGAGCGGTCTTGGTGGCAGCTCTAAGGTTTGGGGCGGCGACATGATTTCGGGGTTTGCAAACGGAATATCAGAGAATATGTGGAAAGTGGCCGGTCAAGTTAAAAATGCTGCTAATCTTGTAGCATCATGGCTACACTTTACACGACCAGATACTGGACCTCTGCGAGAGTATGAGCAATGGATGCCACATATGATGGAGGGGCTCGGTAAGACTCTGGCAGCAAGCACACCAAGGTTTATAGGACAGGTCAAGAGCTTATCTCAATCCATGTCAGGAGCTATGCAGGCAGCACTACAGGAGCCGACGATCGCGTTTGCAGGCGAGCGTAGCTTGAATGTGCAGCATGAATGGAAGGAGTCTCAAAGTGATACAGATAAAACAACCATGAAGGACCTCATTGAAGAAGTGAGAGGTTTGAAGCAGAAATTTGATGAGGTTAAGGAAGAAATCAGGAATAAAGATACTGATGTTTATATTGACGATCAAAAAGTAACGAAAAAAGTCGTTGATAATGTAAACAAGGATACTCGCAAAAATGGTAAGTGTCCTATAGATATGTAGGAGGTGCGGGTATGGCAATACTCACGGCAAACGGTGTGGCGCTACCTGCGCCTACCGTAATAAAAATTGACAACGAGATCATATGGTCGAGTAACACCGGACGTACGTCAAGCGGCGCTATGGCTGGTGACGTCGTGGCCGAGAAAAAAACGGTAACGATTGAATGGGGAGTGCTCCAAGAGTCTGAAATGGCTAAAATCAGAAAAAATCTGATTGCAGGGTTCTTCCCTTTTGTTTTTAACGGCGGCGGAGGTGCAAATCTCTCTATCACATCATATCGGGGTACGATCAACGAGGAGCACATAGGGTTCTTAGGTGATGGCATCTATTGGTACAAAAAAGCGACTGTAAAAATAATACAGCAATAAGGAGGATATTATGGCAGTAACTACAAAATCAAATAAAAATATCGAGATTACAAAAGACATTATGGTGGACAATGTACAGGTCGAGCAGGTAAGAGCTACAATCAATACCGGCAATCCGGAAAATGCAAACTTGACGCATTATATTAGTAATCAGACTATCTATAAGGCTAATCGCACAGAGATAAGAGCTGCAGAAGCCGAAGCAGAGGATGAGATTTATACGGAGCAGGATGCAATCATTGAGGAACTGGCAGGAGGTAACAAAAATGCAGCTTAAAAACAAACAGATTGTAGACGCACAGTCAGCGCTTGGTAAGATGCTCAACACTGCTTTACCTGTAAAGCAGTCATACCATATCAAAAAGACGCTGGAATCCGTGAAAAAGCAGGCTGTATTTTTAGAGGAGCAGCGCACGGATTTAATCAAAAAATATGGTGTCGAGAAAAACGGCAATTACTCTATACCAGATGATGACTTAACAGCTCGCAAGAAGTATTTTGATGAATATAAGGAGCTCTTGGAATTAGAGGAAGAAATTGACGTGCGCCAGCTTACCCTCGACGAATTGGATCGCGTGGAGCTGACAGCGAATGAGCTTGAATCAGTGGAATTTATGCTTAAAATCGAAGATTAGCACAAGGAGGTGGTACAATGATAACCACATCCGATAAGTATAAAACAGCGATATCCAAATCTGGCCGCCACTTCCGGCTGAAAATCGACATTGCAGGTACTGCGTATACTGGCATAAAGAGCTTTAAGCTTAAAGGCGGCACAAACTCATCCGAACAAATCACGTTTGGGGATGCTGTGTCATCTTATATTGAGTTTATCCTCACAGACGTGCCTAAAAACACTATCCTTAAAGGACGTCAAGCAATACCATACATCGGCTTGGAGCTGGATGACGGTACAGTCGAGTGGATAAAAAAAGGTGTCTATAACCTTGAAAAGCCGGTACGATCTGGTGAGTTTATAAAGCTTACCGCATATGATAACTTCGCCCTTTGCTATAAAGGATTTTTTACTGCGCTATCCGGCAATCAAAAAATTGCGGTCATCCTGCAGGAGCAATGTAAAAAGATAGGTATTGAGTATGCAGGCGGGGCGGATGATGTTATCTACAAAGTCGATAGCCTGCAGGGGCTTACCATCATTGAGGCTATAAGTGTACTTGCTGCATACTGTGGTAAAAATGCTATTATGGATAAAGACGGTAAGCTCAGGCTGGTATGGTATACCGACGCAGGTCTTACTATATCCCCGAGTCGATTTGCTGATCCGCTGGAAATGGATGAGGAAGATACTTTTATCAACCGGTTGGATTGTACAATCGACGAAGAGCACTCTGTATCCGCAGGAACTGGTGTAGGCATCTATTTTAGCTGTCCGGGTATGACCCAGGAGCGTATTGCTGTCCTGCATAACCGAATAAAGGGCTTTACGTACAGAGCTGCTAAACTTAACTGGCGTATGGCTCAACCTGACGTTGAGGCGGGCGACCTCGTACGTGTAATGGATAATGCGGGCAACGTTTACGCTATCCCTCTCATGGACTATGAGTTTAATTGTGACGGTGGATTTTACGGCACCATACAATCTAAAGGCAAGACTGAGCAGGAGCAGGATACAGGCTATAAAGGTCCTCTACAAACAAAAGTGGACAGGACTTACTCTGACCTCGTAAGCACAAAGCAAGTCATCACCGATAAGATTACGGCCTTTGAAGGCGAGTTTGAGACTATCAATACCAATTACCTGGAGGTCAACAAAAAGCTTACGGCCTTAGATGCAGAAATTGAAAATCTGGACGTCACAGAGCTTACTGCAAAGGTAGCAATCATAGAGACATCCTACGTATCTAAAGAGTACGTGCAGGACCTATATGCCACCAAAGCCGAGGTGCACGTACTGGATGTTGATTTGGAGCGTGTCAACACCCTGCTTGCAGGCAGTGTGACAGCAGGCAGTACGCAGACCATAGTCTTAAATGCTGATAACACAACGATATCCAATGCGCTGATAAAGTCGGCCATGATTGATAGTGTAGCAGCCGATAAAGTAACTGCTGGTACGATCGATGCAAGCAGTATACACTTTAAGTCACAATCAGGCCGCTTGGATATCTTTGGTGAGACATTGCAAGTCAAAGATGCAACTCGCACCCGTGTACAGATAGGCAAGGACGGCACAGGTGACTATGCTTTATCGCAATGGGATGCACAAGGCAATCTAATGTGGGACAGTCGAGGTGCTAAAGCTGCGGCCATAAAGGATAAGATTATTGTTAATGATATGGTGTCTGATAATGCTGAAATTGAGGGCAAAAAAATCAACATCACATCGCTGGTAAAAGAGATTAACGACGGTACAGAGGTGATAAAGTCTAGCCATATTTTAGTGGATGGAGCTAATCAGTCTCTTTCTGTGGTGTATAACACTATCACCGGTGATTTAAGTACATTAAGTACAGCGTTATCCGTGGAGCAAGGCAAAATCTCATCATTGATTACCGATGTGTCGCAAGCTAAGGGCGATGTGTCAACCTTGCAGACCAATTACAGCAGCCTCACACAGACTGTATCAGGCATTAACAGTACGGTTGGTGAGCATACCTCCACGCTGACAAGTGTCACTTCAAAACAAACTCAATTAGAGCAGACAGTTGATGGCTTTAGCGGTAGGATATCAGCGGCTGAATCCACTGCATTGAGTACATCATCCAAACTTAGCTCTTTGGTTACTGATGTTAACGGATTTAAAACAACGGTAAGTGATACATATGCTACCAAGGATATTGTGAATAGCATGAGCTCAACGATCACGCAAAAGGTAGATAGTTTATCAGTGGGTATCAAGGAATCATATAATCGAATAAATCTCATAGAGAATTCTGATTTTACAAATGATACAGCTTGTTGGAACAAATCATTGGCATCGACATGTACAGGTGGCAGAGCAACGACGTGGGGGAGCAGCACAGGGCGTGCGCTTTGGTTGGAATCAAGTGCATTTGATGGAACTGCGAACAACAGCTGGAATCAACGTATAGACATAGGACGTAAGGTAAAAGGATTTTATATGTCCACTGAATTTTTGACAAATTCCGATTATGTGGCTGGGCCTACAAATCCACTTGCAACTTATATTATCAATATATATTATACCGATGGCACCAGCAGTTCAGGGTCTGTCAGAGATACATCCCATAAATGGGTGCGGGTAGGCAAGTTTGTAGAGGTTGAAGATAAAGAAATAGAATATGTAAGAGTATATCTTTATGGTAGAGACTTCAAAGGACGCATAGCTTTTAATAGACCTTTCCTTTGTGAAGCTAATTCAGCTGCTATTGACCCATCTTACTGGGCGCCTGCTCAATCAGAAGTGACAGGCAATATGAGTGTTGTGATCAATCATGGAGGATTACGTGTAAATAATGGAGCATTATCCATTTATAACAATGCTGGGAGTAGGGTACTGTATGGTGATACAAACGGAAATCTAACTATGACTGGGACGGTCACTGCCACATCTGGTAAGATTGGTGGGTTTGATATCGGAGCATTAAGATTGAGTGCACAAAACAATGGTAAATATACTGTAATGCAAAGTGCCGGGACGTATGCTTTTTATGCAGGCAGCACAGCAGAATCTATGACAGGTGCTCCATTTTATGTGACACATGAAGGAAAGTTAAAAGCTGATAATGCATTATTGACGGGATCATTTACAAGTCTTGGAACAGAAAATACAAAGGTAGTAATAGGTAATGGGCGCATGGATTTGTTTATTAACAGTAATCATTGTGGAGGAATAGCATCATCTTACACTAGCAGTACCAGCAGAGGTATATTACTATCGGCTGATACTGGTGCAAAGTTTTTATCATTGGGACAAACAGATATTGACGGTAATAGCGGTGCATCGTGGTACACGCTGAATTTTGGCTTAAATCCATCAGGTTGGACGGAGCGACATATATTTTTAGGATCATCGAACTTTCCAGTTCAGCCTAAAAATGGAAAAGGTTATGTAGTCGTTTCTAATGTTACTGGAGGTGGTTTCCGTAATATTAGGCAGATATATCATGGCCACCCTGACAGCAGCACTGATTATTTACAGTATGAAGATGTCACAGGAGCAGATTATTATTGCAAAACATCATGGGTATCTGATGCTAAACTTAAAGCAAATATTATGGATACTGATGTATGTGGAATTGATGCGATAAGAAGATTTAAGCATGAATCCTATATCTTTAAAAAGACAGGATTTCAAAGATCGATAGGTTATATTGCGCAAAATTTACAAGAAATAGATCCGCAGCTTGTCGAGAATTTGGGTGGTACACTAGCGATAAATCCAGAAGTTGTCATACCATATATCTCTAAAGCAGTGCAAGAGTTGGATACAAAGATTGCTTGTGCTGAACAAAATTATTTACAGAATACACAAAATATTCAACAGGAACTGCAGAAACGAGACTTTGAGATATCGCAGCTGCAGCACAGAATACAGCAATTAGAGAGCCGCTCATAGGCTCTCTTTAAATATGCCTTAACAGGCGAAAGGAGAAGAAACATGGATATGCTTTACACTGTTTTACTGGCAGACCTTAGCATGGTGCTGGTCTGCTATGCTATTTTACTACTGGCTTTTGCATCTAACGTGGTGCTGAGCCTTTACCACAACATCAATATCACAGGGGAGCATTTTGATGCCAAGCGATTGTGGCAGGGAGTTAAAAAAGCTTTGGTGCTGGTCTTTGGCACTATGCTGATGGTTGCCGCTGTAGATGCAGCCACTACGCTGCTTACGCAGTTTGTGCCAGATATCAACGAGCAGGTGCATGACCTCATCACGGTGGCTATGATTGCCGCTACAATCGGCGTAGCAGCATGGCGCTATATCAAGGATGCATACAGTACGTTTATCAATATTTTAAACGGTAAGCCCTCTGAGGTCGCAGCTGCGGTGGATACAAAGGAGTAAGACATGTCGGATGTAATTATTGTGGCTCTGATTGGAGGCGTATGCACAGCCATACCGTCATTGATAGCAACGGTAGTGATCAACAACAAATCGACAGCCGTCATGCAGTATAAAATAGACGACCTTACAAAAAAGGTAGAAAAGCACAACAATGTCGTTGAACGTATGGCGGTTGCAGAAAACAGTATCAAATCGGCTCATCATAGAATCGATGACCTTATGGAAAAATAGGAGGAAACAAAAATGGCATTTAAGAAAAGAACAAGCCTGTCCGGATTGACAGGCAGTAATTGGATGGATTGGGCAGTGCGCAGAACCGGCGTGAATATGCCAAACTGCTTTACCTATGCTACAGCTCGTATCAGCGAGATTTTAGGTCGAGAGGAGTATTTGGATAGCCCACGTGTAAACGGGGCGCAGGAGCTATGGGACAACTACTCAAACGGCTTTAAGCGCTCAAAATATGCTGTAGAGGGTGCACTCATGATCTGGCAGTCCGGACAGTGGGGACATGTTGCAGTATGTGAGGAGCTTATTGACACCAACACAATCGCATGGTCGCAGTCAAATTACGGCGGTAAAAGCTTTGAGTATATCAAGGGCAACCCTAATGGTTATCTGGGCATGAAATTTTTAGGATACCTAGTCCATGATAAACTGCCGAAAGCAGAGGCAGCAAAACCATCTACCAGTAAGCCGACTACAACTGGCATTAAGGCGGGCAATAAGGTCAAAATCAAGTCCAGCGCTAAAAAGTACGCTACTGGTCAGACAATCCCCGCATGGGCTAAAGGCAAGACATACACTGTACAGCAGGTATCCGGCAGCAAGGCTTTAATCAAAGAGCTTGTGTCATGGGTTAAAATATCCGATTTACAGGTGACAGGCGCAGCAACCGTTATTGCAATAGGAAAAAAGGTCAAAGTTAAAAAGACGGCAAAGACATACGCAACAGGGCAGAGTATTCCGGCGTTTGTAAAAGGTACGACTTACACAGTCATGCAGATCAGCGGGGATAAGGTACTACTGAAAGAAATCATGAGCTGGGTACGTAAGTCAGACCTGGAATAAGAAAATAACCACTCATTCTTCCGTGAGTGAGTGGCTTTTTTGTTGCATTAACTGTTGTTAACGTATTTTTTAAATTTCTTTAGTTATTTTGTTACAATTCTTTTTCCATACTGTTAGTTAAATTAGCAAAACATAAATTATCCATGTTTTTGATAAGGTCAACGATTAGGCGAGGTGCTTTATCACTTGATCTATTCTCAGCTTCTGCTGCGGGAGAAATCCATTCTATTTCTTTTTATTTTTCTTTCTTTGTCCTACTGGGCGCCATAAATCTTCGGACCTATCGCCATTCGAATAGCGGTAAAGCAATGTATTGTATGCTATTTTAGTGATTTTCGATAATTCATTCAAAGTTACTATTTTGCCTTGATAATCGATTTCCTTTTCACTTTGAAGATTTCTCCAAAGTTCTTTTCCGCAATCACCACTCCTATAACGTCTATGCAAGGTGGTGTAACCAATTCCGGTTCTACTTGACAGTTCCTTAAGATTTATTTTTTCACCTTCATAATCCACTAAAATTTCTTTTTTCATAGATTCTTGAAAGAGTTGTGAACCGCGCACGCCTTTAGAATAACGTTTCCATAAAAAACCATAATCAATTCCAATTTTTTTTGATAATTCATATAAAGACACTTTTTCACCATCATACTCGACGTATATTTTAGCTTTTTGGCTTATTGCTTTTTTTCTTTGATAATGCTGTATCTTCCCTGTCCATAATTCTTCACCTCGATACCCCTTATCGTAACGATATCTTAATGTAGCGTCACTTATACCTGTTATACTTGATAATTCTGGTATTGTTACCTGGTCTCCATAATAATCAACGCAGATTGTACACTTGCCCTTGCCCGTTAATCGTTTAGTGCTCCATAATTCTTCGCCGGTATACCCTTTATTCAGCCTTGAATATAAATTTACACGGCTTACGCCAGTTATTTCGCTTAGTTCAAGAATACTGATATATCTATTTTCAGGTGTGTAGTATACAAGCGTACCTCTTGGTTTTTTTATAACGCCGATGCGTTCAACTTTGCTCTTCTCTTCTGGATTGCTATGTAAAAAATCTTTTAAATATGGCTCATGCAACTCCTCTTTTGCTTTTAAGTAAGCATCGTGCGCTTCCTCCGCTGTATCAAATTCTCCAAGATGATGTCGTTTACCTTTAAAAGTTATATCCGCAGCATAGCGGTTTGTGCGTTTATTAAGAGATACGCCACGATAACCGCTTTTGTTATTTTTTCGTGGCTTATCACCATATAGCTTGTAGGGGTCTGAGCCATCAACACAATGGTTACGTGTAATGGCGCCGAGTTTCTTACCATTGATAGTTTTAAGGCATCCACAGCTCTTTGTCTGTTTATTTCTGAGATTTCGCAGCGATACAACAATAGTATTTCCGCAGTCGCACTCACAATTCCAATAAGCATTACCGCTCTTATCGACTTCGCCGGTCGGAGAAATAGCTCTAAGCATTCCATATCGCTTACCTGTTATATCTTTTCTAGGTCTTGCCATAGCCCTCTCCTTTACACGATCAATATATCATTGGATATATAAGACACATCAGTAAATACAGTGTAAGATATAAGCAATCTATCCATATCGGATATTTTTCGTTCGCCTTTTTCCCATGCTAATAGCGTGCGTTTGCTGCTTATATAAATATCAGCCATCGCCACTTTGGTAAGACCAAGCTTCTCACGCAAAGCAGCTATACTGCAGTGCGTTAATTCGTAAATATAATTTAAGATATCGTTTATCTCTTCTGCACTATACCCGAGTGCCCAGTCATTATGTTCGAGAGACATGGACTCTTCAACAAAACCTTCTTTATCTGCACAATGCTGTGCTTTTTTATAAAAATATGAAAACGTCTGAAATGACACTTGTTTTTTCATTAGTTATCTCCTATAGATAGATTGAGGAGCAGCAACGCTCCTCGTGTTAATTAAAATTTGATGTAACTGAATTCACTTTGAAGCAGTTTGTTGAAGCTAGGATCTAACTCCAAATACCTATTCAGAAATTCTTCTGGTGTGCAAGGGGACAGCTCTCCATGTACTTGTTCTCTGATTTCATCATCCATGTAAGAGCAGATGTTGTCCATAATTTCCTGTGTAAGTTTTGCCATGTTTTTTCTCTCCTTAGGGGGTTGCCCTATTATAATAATTTAATTGTCAGATTACTTGTTGCGTCGCTCCACTGATCTTCGTTCTTTTCAACGATATATGTTGCGTTTTTAATCAACGTACTTCCACTGATAAGTCCGCATGCTGTACGGATATCGGTATCGGTTTCTAAGAAACATTTACCATATTTGTCAATGAGTCTAACCACTAAAGCCTCATCACCTCTTTTTTTAAATTCTTCTTGTAAAATTTCATATACTTTTTTCATTTTCGTTCTCCTTGATATTGTCTTCTATCTCTTTACACCTATATTATAGCGCACATTGTGCGCTATGTCAATAAGAATAACGCACAATGTGCACTTTTTTTTTGAACGTGAAGTTATAAGTAAGGATTTACGATGAAAAAATCCCGTATTTGATGATTATTTTACATTTATAATTAAAGTGTGAGATAATGTATAAGGCAGCAAAGATATTTTACTCCCCCATAAGAATCCGTATCATATCTTCCTATTGCTGCCGGCTCCTGTCTATGTGCAGGAGTCTTTTTTTATGGCCGCAAGCTCTCAATAAACCACCTGAATTTACCGGGACCCATATACTCATAATATATAGTCCTTGTCGCGCCACCAATCTGCACCACAAACATTTGGCCACCGCCGCCGCAGTTTTGGCTATGGGCTTGTGGCTTATGACGTATAATCTTGTCCACCTCATAACGCTCACCATCCCATATCAACGCCAGGGGAGTGATATCGCCCATTTTATCGACGAGCATTTCTACTTCTATATATTTTTTGTACATTCTTTGCAT